ATGCGAGACATGTTCCCCGCAATCGCATACGGGGCAATCGCCGTCATGCTGACCATCATGTTCGCATGGGCATGGTACGCCGAATATGCGAACACGCCGGTGCATTACACGACGATACAGACCGTTGATGAAGGCGGATTTGAACACGACTGCCTAGTCGCGACCTACAAGAAGGACATGGCACTTGACTGCACCAATCCAAACGATTGAAAACCAAGCCCGCTCAATCCAGGAAGAACTCGGACGGCATCTTACAGCACTGCCAGACGACTTCGACAATCCGAAGACACTGAAGGCGCGGATGGACCTACGCAGGGCGTATAATGCTGCTACGGACATCGTGGAACTCACGATGCGGTTAAGATTGGAAAGACTGGTATGAACTTCAAACGACACTTGAATCAGCGAATCCGCCTAGTGGAAGGAGTGGAATCGGATGCGACCGGTACCGGAATGGGAGGCTCTGAAGGCTCGTCTGGAGGCACGGCAGCCGCGGCACAGCAGGAGCCGACAATCACCCAAGCCCAGCTCGACGCCATCATCAGCCGAAAGCTCGCCAAAGAACGCGAAAAGCTCGAAGCAGCCCAGAAAGCAGCCGAAGACGCCCGAAAACTAGCCGAGGAAACCGAAGCGAAGGTCAATGAGGCCCGTGAGAAGGGCATCAGCATCGGCCTGTTGCAGGCGAAACGCAACGCCATCGCAGAACAGTACGGGTTGAGCGCCGAACTCCTGCCTGAAGACGAGACGCGACTCGACGAGTTCGAGAAGCAGCTCGCGGCAAGTATCAACAGCCGCACGCGCGTCACGCCAGTGACCGTCGAGCCTGCCACCAAGACACCCGACTGGATGGGTGCCGCGCATGCGTGACATCCGAATCCTCAGCATGGTGATGCGCGATGAAAACGTTCCGGCGACCCTCTCAATCATCGACGATGACGTGGTGGTGAACTCACCCGTGGAGTTGGACGAAAACGAGAAGGACAAGCTGGTAAAACGTTTTGCCGAACGCATCCTACATCTGGGACTGGCGATGCACGACTGGAAGGAAAAGAATTGACCGACGAACTGAAGCCGCTCGCCACCGTCGAAGACACCGAAGCATACCTACGCCACAAAGTGCCCATCGACCTCGTGGACTACGAGGAACGCAAACGCGGAGCCGCATCGAACGTGCTCCGCATGATGTACCGCAACCAAGGCGACGACCTGGACAAGCAGGTCACGGAAGACCCGCTCACACGCCAAATGGTCGCGGACATCATCGGCGTCAGCGTCGCACAGGACGTGAGCCGCAAGGAATCCATGTCCGAAAGCGACACCGACCTGAGCGCGTTCAAAACGTTCACCCAAACGGCGGGCGGCTACAGTTTCACCGGCGAATGGCGAGGCAACACGGACGACGTGTTCTTCACCAACAACCAGCTCAAACAGCTGGGCGTCGGACGCGCCACCATAGCAAGGTTCCAACTCTGATGCGTTACGGACTCAAAACACACGAAATCACCGTCACCACCGGCGACAGCCAACACACCGTCAAAGGCATCGTGACCACGAACACCACAAGCGAAGACACCAGCACATTCGACAACATGACCGAAGTGGACTCGCTCACCATCCACGTCACCACGCCCGACGCGCCACCCGAAATCGTCGGCGGCGAGCTCGAATACTATGGGAACACCTACCACGTCACCTCAATCAAACCGCCGATAGACCCAGAAAACAGGGTGATGTTCAACCCGTTCAAATGGAGCTTCAACGCGAAGCAGGTGCAATACTGATGGCAAGACTCAAAGGCGCCAAAATCATGGTCGCCGCACCGAACGCGGCGACCAACATCGTGATGCAGTCGGCGGGATTCCAACAGGAGTCCCGCCGCGTCGCATCACAAATCATGCCACAGCTGCGAATGGACTCATACAGGGACAAGCCGCCATCCATGACCACATACCGCACGCTCAGCACATTCAAAGGAACCCGCCGAGCCGGAACGGAAATCAAATACTACAAGACGCCACATTCCGGCGACACACTGAAAGGATTCGGACTGTGAGCAAAGACAGTGAAATCGTCAACGACATCATCAACGGACTGTCCCAGCGCCTCGACATGCGCGTATACGACAAGTATCCGACCGTGAAGAACACCGGCCAGTATCCGCTCATCATCGTCACACGCCAGAACGCGTCCGACATCACCCCATACATCCGACACTTGGACATCGCCATCACCGTGGTGACACGCGAACTCTCAGGCGGAACCGACGACACGCTCAGCGCCGAAATTGGCGACGCGCTCACCGACTGGTACAATCAGAGCCTGTGGGACGTCATGGGCGCCCCGCTGCTCAACACCACCGACGTCCAGCCAACCAAAGACGGACGCGCATCCACCGTCTACGACTACCAGTTGGAGTACCTGAGTTGAAAAGCACACAGGAGTCGGTCGAAGACCTCATGGAAATCCTCTCACCGGCAGCTAAAGACATCATCACCGACGAACAGGTGCGACAAGCCCAAGCCGCCGCGGCAAGCGGAGACAAGCATATGGCCGGTAAAGTCTTGGGAGACATCTGGAAGCAGGTCGCGGAAAAATCCGCTGGACTAGGCTTGGAACGGCTCGACTCCGACAGTTTCGGCAAGAAGATAGGATGGCTCATAAGCCAGCAGCGTTCCGAAAAGACGGTCAGGGATTTCCTTGCGAAATACAAGCGTGAACTGGCCGTCCAGCCGATGCAGGAGGCGACCGCCAACCTGTTCGCCCTCGACTCGACAACGGAAGTCGTACGCGAATCGGTGGGCGAAACATGCCAATGGTGTCTCGAACGGTGCGGAATATGGCACCCATACGACGCGAACCATTACGGCGTCTGGGCAAGACACGCCGGATGCGACTGCAAAATCTACGTAAGGAACAGCCTCACATGACGCCAACCATCAACAACACCGACCCACAATACGTCGAAAGCCCGACGCGCCGCGCCATCATGAAAACCGAAATGGTACGATGGTATCGAGAACAGCGACGTCAAATGGCCGAACAGTTAAGGAGGATTTATGGCAGGGAAGACTGAAGAAGCCCTCTCAAGCCGCATGGAACAGGTCAATGGACTTATCGACAAAGCCTACTCGGACATGGAGGAGTACGGGCGGAAAGCCGAAACGTCGGACGATGACCGCGAATACTATATGAGCATGGCAAGCAACGCGCAGAGAAACTACGTCAGCTTCATGCAGCTGCTCATGACCATGACCAAAAACTTTGACGAAGCGGTGAAAGTCGACTCGCACAAAAGCAAAGCCACCGCCACCAAAACACCAAAAACCACCCTCCAAAAACTCGTAGCGAAAGAAGCGAAACGCTCATGACACTCACCACCGTGGACGAACAGACCATATCCTTCCCATGGATTGAACTCGTCAAAAACGCATACGCCATGCGCGTGCGAGTCACCAACTTCAGCGCGGTCGGCAAACGCAGCTTCACCCGCATCCTCTCCAAGGCGGTCGGCGGCGTCAACTCCTACTTCCTCATGCAGGACGGCGACCCACTCAGCACCGACTATCTCCCATCCGCAGGCCTACAGTTGGAAAAAGTCGCCGCGGTAGGCTTGGACGGACGCTGCTATGACGAGAACGCAGAGGAAATCAACGAAACCCTACGATGCCTCACCCTCAGCCACGCGCCCGTCACCGACCAAGCCGTACTGTTGGCGCAGCGTGCCATGGTCATCGAAGGACTCATCTCCCAAAACCTCGAACATCTCATGCTGCCCGAACCCGTCGTGGTCGGCACCTCCCCAGACGTGGTAATCAAAACGGACCCGAGCAAGAATCCAGCCGACTGGACGAAATTCGACGCCAACGACGACCACGACACCATCGTCCGACCGGAAGTCAAACGACTCAGCCAATGGGACAACGGACAGCTCAAAACCCTCCTGCAAAACACGGCGCTCAGCTTCCAAATGGAAACCGGACTCCCACCGCAGGACGCGCAAATACTCGACACGCTGGGCGCAACAACCCAGTCGCTCGTATCCAACAGGGAAAGCTTCGTCAGCCGAATCTACGTCATCAAACAGGATTTGAACGCCATCTTCGAACCGATGGGCATAACCCTCGACTACGAAATCACATTCCCCCAGACCGCACAGGACATCGCATCCATAGGCGACGCCTATGGCAAGGGCGCTGACGCGGACATCCTCAAGAAGTATCAGGTGGTGTGACATGCTGGTGAAGAATCCAAATTGGAGGGCGAACGTACGCCCCACATCCGACGTGGCAATCATGGCCGCCGAGTACGTGAACTGGGGACGCGGAAACGCAATCCTCCCGTTTCAGGTCGAATTCCTCAACAACGCCTTCCAACGCAAAAAGGACGGCACTTGGAAATACAAGCGTGTCGCATTGAACATGCCACGACAGAACGGCAAGACCAAAATCCTCACCGCCCCAATCCTCTTCTACCTGTTCGTGCTCGGCCTGAACGTGCTCGTCACCGCACATGAGCAGATTGCGGCCAACAAAATCATGGAGGATTTGAAAGACGCCATCGATTCGAATCCCGAACTGAAGGCCGAGGTCACGCATTTCAGCACCACCATGGGACGCGAGCGCCTACAGTTGAAAAACGGCGCGTTCGTCCGGTTCCGCTCCCGCAAGAGCGCTTCCGCAGGCATGGGCGGCACGTTCGATTTGGTCATCTTCGACGAGGCGCAGGAACTCCGCTCCGAATACGAGGCGATGATTACCAAAACGTTGAAGACACGCCGCATGGCGATGATAATCTACGCCGGCACGCCGTTCCTCCCCTCGTCCATCGGAGACACGTTCAACGTGTTCCTTGACAACGCAGAAAACGACGACATGGCGTATGCGGTGCGCTACGGCGTCGATGACGAGACGGCGGACATCGAGGACGAGCAGTTGTGGGCGCTCACCAACCCGCTCTATCCGGACGTGATTCCACGCGAAGCGTTCCTCACCGACGTGGCGATAGCCAAGCAGGGCGGCGCGGACGGCCTCATGGACTTCCGCATCCAAGACCTCGGCCTATGGTGGGCGGACAGCATTCCTCCCGCAATCCCGATGGACTTGTGGGACAGCGCATACTCCGACCTCCAACATGACCGCGATACGCTCGTCTACGCGCTCACCTTCGACCCGACGACCAGCACGCTCGCCCTCAGCGTCGCCGCCAGCACCGAAGAAGTGACGGTCGGCTCGCAGCATTACGACAAGTGGGCGTACATCATCGGCGAAATCGTGGACGAACGCCCCACCACCGAATCATGGCAGTGGGTCACGGACGAATTGAAGACGCGCCCACGCAAGACCACGCTCATCTTGGACGCTGGCGGATTGAACAATCCGATAAAGGACATGCTGCCACGCGGGTTGAATGTCATCCAATTGACCGGCACCGAGTTCCTCGCCTCGCAGCAGGGATTCCTCGACCTGCTGAACGAGGGACGGTTCAAACATACAAACAACCCGCAGCTGACCGCCGAAGTGCAGAACGCGCAGAAGCTCAAATCCGGTTCGGATGACCAGTGGAAGTTCGCGCCGATACGCAAGACCGAAACAACGGCGGGCTTGAAGGGCGTCAGCATCGCCGCATGGTATCGCGGCGTCAACCGTCCAAAGGAACGCAAGGTCAGGGAGGTGATTGCCTAAATGGGCAAGGATACGGGACTCTACCATCGGAACCGCGCCATCCTCCGCGAACGCACCAAACGGACGGGAGCGCCCTGCTATTATTGCGGCGCACCTTTCTACTGGGGCCGTAACACCGCGCATCCGTTGGCGTTCACCGCAGACCATGTGATACCGCGTGCCGCTGGCGGAAGCGACAGGATGGACAATCTCGTTCCGGCGCACATGCAATGCAACCGAGCCAAATCTGACCATATAGCAAGCCCGGCGACACGCCGAACGCGCACCGCCACGAGAAGGTGGTAGAATGGAAACCGTTACGCAGCAATGTGTAGCTCCTCTCTTGTGATTCTGGTTTGCACGCACCCCGTTTGACGAAAGTCAAGCGGGGTGTTATGCTGTGTCTTGGAGATGGTCGGCAGACGATTAGAGCAGCTTCGTCCACCATGCCAAGACCGACCGTCTCCCCAAAAAATGTACTGACTTGAACCGCCCGGCACAGTCGTTAAACAATGCAGGGCATACCCACTGGAGACAGTGGGGTCGAGGCGCACACAGCCGGTAACAATCGTGGTAGAGGCCGAGTCGGGGCCGCAATGCAGAAGGCCGACACCATCCACCTCAACCACGAAAGGCAGTCATGTCCCTAGCGACAATCGAACTGAAGCCGGGCTTCGTTGACCGCAAGCTGATTTCCAACCAGCCCGCGGCCGGAGCCATCGCAAGGATTTCCAACAGCACTCCAATCGACCTCATCGGCACGCAGATGCAGACCATCGACTTCTCCGGCGAAATGGGCATCTTCGGCGAAGGCGCCGCCGGCGCAACCGAAGCCGAAAAGATGAAGACGTCAAATGACGCCAACAACGGTGTCGTGACCATCAACCCAATCACCTTCTACATCAGCTACCGTTTCCCGAAGAAGTTCCTTCAGTTGTTCGGCGTTGACGGCGCCTACAATCCGACCGACGCCACCTTCCGCGCCGGTTCGCCGCAGACCATGCTTCAGAGCATCCTCGCGCAGCCGTATCAGGCCGGAATCCTCGACCAGTACCGCACGTATGTGAACCGTGCAATCAGCCGCGCCCTCGACTTCGCACCCATCTTTGGCGTCAACCCGGCCACCAAGAAAGCGTCCGCCGTCGCACGCACCAACGGATTCGTGCTCGACAAGGCTGGAAGCATCAGCTACACTCCGGGCACCGGAGCGGAAGCGGCCACCGCGTTCAAACAGGCCGTGCGAAAGGTCGCCGCACAGGGCGACGCGTCCGCACAGGGCGTCACCACCTCCTCCTACCTGGCCGCCATCGGCGATGGCCTCACCAACAGCGGCACGCCTACCCAGTATGCCGCCGACGTTCCGCTCATCGGCAACATGGTCAACCTCGGCGGCGTCACCCTCGCAGCCTCCAACACCGTGTCCGACCCCCAGGCGGCCGCCAGCGCCCCCCAGCTGTCCACCACAAAGGTGCTCGATGCGGTCATTGGCGACTTCGCCAACCGTTTCGTCTGGGGCGCCGTCCCGCTGTCCGGCATCGAAGTGTTCGACTCCGGCAACCCAGACGGTTCCACCGAAGGTGACTTGGGTGCGGTCAACAAGGTGATGCTCCGCACCGAAGTCGCAATCGGCTGGGGCTTCATCGGCGGAACCGACAAGTTCTACGCCATCACCCACCCTACCAAGTGACACTATTCGCACACATGGGCGGCGGCGACGCCGCCCATCCACTGATTGAACGCAACAACGAAAGGAATTGAGATGGGCCTAAAGCAGTCTTCCGCAAACGTGACATTCTCCAAGCCGGGTACTAGTGCCAACAAGTCCGGCTATATTTGGGTCGCCCCACTGGGCACCAAAGTCCCCACCGACGCCACCGCCGACCTGACCGCCGACTTCGTCGGCCTTGGCTATCTATCCGAAGATGGTCTGACCGAACCGGCATCCTTCACCGCAGGTGACGATATTGTGGCCGCCGGTGGCGATACGGTCGCCACCGGCGACCCGACGTTCTCCAAGACGTGGACGGGTACTTGCATCGAAGCCTTGAACATAGACCTGCTTAAGGTCGCATACGGCCGCGCTAACGTGGACTCGACCGCAGCGACTACCGGCAAGGACGGTTACATCACCATCAAGGAGCAGGCCAGCGAAGTGGAGCATCACGTCATCGTCATCGATGAAATGCTGAAGGGTGGTCGTAGGCGTCGCAACGTGATGGCGGACGCCACGTTCCTCATCACCGGCGACATCAGCCACGTGCATACGGCTCTCGTGAACTTCGAGTTCACCATCAACGCCTATCCGACCGCCACCCAGCCCGCACAGATCCAGTACATCACTATCCCCGCCCCGCCCGCACAGACCCAGTCCATCACTACCCCCACAAAAGCGTAAGCTCTCCGAATCCGACGCTGACAGTCACCGTATCCGACAGTACGGTGGCTGACGGCGGAGCGATGTGGGTTGTCGGAGACTGGGGTCAAAGCACACCATGGTCGCGCGAAACTGGCGTGAAGATGGTCGAAGGCGATAATGGTGTCTGGACTGGCGAACTTTCTCTTCCGAAGGGCACCAAGTTCGACGTTAAGATTCTGAAGTCAACGGTCTCCACGACTAGTGGCGGTGATAATACTTGGTCTGCGGTCAGGTGTGCCAGCACTCTGAACACGTCCACCTCGCATGATTTCGGAGAGTTCACCGACAATCTGATTCCCAACGGCAACTTCGACGAAGGACAGGTAATGTTGACGGCGTTGTCACGATGAAGGTCGTAACACCACAACAGCAGACACTATTCGAGTTAAGAGGCCGTAGCGTTATCAATACGACTGACTGGGCTCCGTTCAGCAGGACGTTCAAGACCGGCGACGTGCCGATGGAATGCCAGATTGTGCTATCGAACAAAATAACCACTAATGCTTGGTGGCGTCGCGCAGACTTCGACTCGCTCAGTCTCGTCAGTCCGTGACCAACATACCCCATGCCGACCACGGCGTGGGGTATCATTATATAGAAAGACAACGAAAGGAAACCCAATGGCAAAACGCAAGCCCACCATCACCATCGAAGACTTCAACGACAATTGGGGCGATGCCTACGCGAAACTCCTCCGCAACCGCAAATTCCAACAGGCCATCCACTCCGAAAAAGTCGAAGACGGCGTGGAAACCATCTGGCTTGTAGACAAGCTCATGCGCGGCGTACTGAAGGAAGACAAGTACGAAGCGGTCATGGCAGCGTTCGACGATGACGTGCTCGACGCATGGGAATACCTCTCGGGAAAATTGCCAGCGCTTTTGGATTCACAGTCGAAAGACTGACCTACGCGATAAACCCAGACCAGTGGGACAGTCAAATCTTGGCCGACTTCGCAAGCCAATACGGCAGTCCCAGACACTACACCATCATAGAGAGGGCCAAACTCATAGGCACGTTCGGAGCGACGGCACGACTGCTCGACATCATCCAACAGTCAACACTCGCCCCCTACTCCGGCAAGGGACGGAAACCGAAAAGCGTATTGCCGGAAAACCGGAAGAACACCAAGAAGGAGGATGATTACGAACTCGATTCGATGAACACCGAAGACATCAACAAGGCGTTGGGTCTTCACCGAAAGGAATAGCAGATGGCAAAGGGCAGCATCGCGACCGCATGGATACAGGTACTTCCATCGTTGGAAGGCTTGCATTCCGCACTTGTCAAGGCAAGCAAGGGCGCGGTGCTCACCCCCGCCATCCAACCCAAACTGGCATCCGGCGCAAGCCGACTCTTCGCTTCGAACGGCTTGGGCATGTCCAGACTGTTTTCCAGCTCGTTCAATAAGAGCCTCAACCTGCAAGGCGGCGTGAAAAACGCGCTTAACGGCGTGTTCGCCTCCTTTGGTGCAAGCGGACGGCGTTCCGCCAACGCTTTCGGCAATGGTTTCGCGAACCTCGACCTCGGCAAGTATCTGAACGCCGCCGCCGCCATCGCCGCGGTCGCATCGGTTGGCAAAGCCGTCAAAAACGTCACGTCCGACATCATCGAAATGGGCAACCAGTGGGGTCAGACCACCGCCATGCTGAAAAACGCGGTAGGCACCACCGGAGACTACACAAGCTCGCTCGAAACGTCGCTGAAATACGCGAACGAGGTCGGCGTCACCACTGACGATTTCATCCAGTCGGCGGCACGTCTCCGCACGCTCGCACCGGAAGTCGTGACCAATTACAGTGACGCGGCGAAATTCACCAAACTGCTTGACATGAACATGGTCAGCACCGGCGCATCCACTCAGGAAGCGTCCAGCGCCATGCGCCAGATTACCCAAGCATTAGGCAAAGGCATCGTCAACGGCGACGAGTTGAACTCCATCATGGAGAACTCGCCGCAAATCGCACGAATGCTCGCCAAGCATCTCAACGCTTCCGTAGGCGAACTGAAACAGTTGGGCAAGGAAGGCTCCATCAGCGGTCAAGCCCTCTACGATACGGTGCTTGAAAACGCTGACGCCATCGAAAAGCAGTTCTACGCCATGCCCGTCACGGCAGACCGCGCATGGAACAGCATCAAGAACACGGTCGGCGTAAGGTCGGCGGAAGCCGCAACCGCATTATCCACCAACCTCGGCAAAGCGTTGACCGCTATTTCCGGTTCAGGCATGGCGGACACGTTCGGCGAAATGCTCGCAGGATTCGTGCCATTGTCGAACGCGGCCACTAAGTTGGCGACGACGTTCGTCAACCAGCTTGCGCCAGCCGTCAACAAGGCGTTCAACGTGCAGCAGGTCGAACAGTTCCTCGCCCCGTTGACTAACCTCATCAGCCTGAACTCGCAGAACGTCAACCTGCTATCCTCCTTGGCCGATATGCTGAACACGGTGGGCGTCATCGGCGCCACCGCGTTCGCCCTCATGGTCGCAACTAACGACCGGTTCGCATCCCGCATCCCGTTCATCGGACGCGCGCTGGTCGGCGTGAAGGGCACGCTCATCGAGCTTGGTTCCCGCTTCACTGACGTGTTCGGAGCGGCTGTGTCCGCATCGTCCGCGGTCATCGACAAGCTCGCGTCCATAGCCGACGCAATGTCGAAAACGCTGTCCGAATCAACTAAAGCGCAGAACGCGCTCGGCAAGTTCAACGTCGCGTTCGAAGACTTGGGGACGTACGCGTTCAGCTTCGGTGAGAAAGGCGCTGAAGGCTTCGAACTCATCCAGCAGGCCGCAACCAACCTGCGGAATGGTGTTGGACGGGCGTCCGACAATGTGAAGCTGCTCCAAACCGGTTTGAACGCGATGGGAGCCGACGCGGAAGCGCTTCCCGAAGCGTTCCTCAAAGCGTTCGAAACGCTCGGCAAGGAAGTGGATTCCGCCGCACGGAAGAAGGCTCCATCCCTCATCCAAGCGTTCCATGACATTCGCACAGCCGCCGGCACCATCGTCGTAGATTCGGACATCTATCGTTCGTTGGACACGGCCGGACAGAGCGCGGACATCTACCGTGACAAGCTCGTGCAGGTGGGACGTGAGTTCAAGGAGCTTACCGGCCTGAACATTCCGGACGTGTTTCTCCCGTTGGTCGGTTCTGCCGTGTCCGCGTCCGACAGCATCATGCAGACGTTCGGCAGCCTGAAGGCCGGATTGTCCAACTATGCGGCGAACACGGCGCAGCAGTGGGCGCCGGTCAAGGAGATTTTCGCCGAAGCGTTCTCAAACGCCGCAGCATCCGTCAAGGCGAAGATTGAGGTCATGCGTGCCAGCGTCGAATCCGGCGTGCTCTCCATGGTTGAGAACGTGAAAGGAAAGGCGTCCGAGTTCAAGACGGCGTTCAATGAGATGTTGGACACGACCGGCATTGGTGACACCTTGTCCAAGCTTGGTTCTGTGGTGGGCAATGGGCTTTCCACGGTCAAGGGCGCGCTCAAGTCGTTTGGTTCCGAAGCGGCGTCCACGTTGTCTGAGCCGTTCGACGGTCTTGCCGAAAAGATTTTCGGCTCGTTCAAAGGGCAGAATCCGTTCGCGCCGTTGACGTCCGCCGCTAAGACTGTGAGCGCCGGACTCTCGGCCACGGTCGGCGGCGCCGTGTCGCGTCTTGCGGGACGGTTCAGCCCGTTGGCGTCCGCTGGAAAGGCCGCATTCGCCACCATCGGCTCCGCAGCGTTGAAAGTGTCTTCCGGCGTGTTGAAGGGATTCGGCGTGGCCGTGAATGGAGTCGGCGCTGCAATCGGCAAGATTGGCGGCATCGCATCCCAGCTGGGTGTGACCGGCGCGATATTCACCGGCTTGACGACCGGCTTCCAGACACTGTTCAAGCTCGACCCGTCCCAGATGACAGGCAAGTTCGACGAATGGCAGAAAAGCCTCGACAATACGCTTACCGGCATCCAGACGAAACTACCCGCCATGGCGAGCGCGTTCGCCTCTGCTCTCCCGCAGGTGGTGGCGAGTGTAACAGCCGCATTGCCGGGCATCGCCAACGCGCTCATGAGCGTCGGGCAGACGCTCGCACCCGCGTTGATGACGATACTGCCGCAAATCACCCAAGCATTCTCCGACGTGTTCGCTCAGCTGCCCGGCCTTATCGCCACGTACGGCCAGCCGATGCTGGAAGCGTTCGGCACGCTGTTCGCCACACTCGCCGGACAGATCCCGTCGCTCATGACCTCGCTCGGTCAGGCGTTGATAACCGGCGTTCAGGTCGCGTTCAACGCCATCGGCGACAATAGTGGCGCGGTTGCCGGGTTCATCAGCGGGTTCGGCGCGTCCTTGGCTTCCGGCCTTCAGACGTTGGGCGTCACCGTTGTGGCCGCGCTCCCGTCCATCGGACAGAGCATCGCAACCGCGTTGCCGACACTGATTCCGGCGTTGATGTCCGCCATCACCAGCGTGATAACCTCATTGGCCGCCGCATTGCCGGGCATCGCCGTCGCCATCATTAACCAGCTGCCCGCAATCATCGGTGGTTTGGCGACCGGCATCGTCAACGGTCTGCCGACATTGATTAACGCCTTCATCAGCGTTGCAACCAGCATCGCTGCGAACTTCCCACGCATTTTCATGGCCGTCGCGCTCGCTGTTCCTGCGATTATCGGGAACATCGCCCGACCGTTCGCCGGATTGGGCAGCAAGATTCTCGGCTACATCGGGAGCATTCCAAGCAAAATCATGGGTCTGTTCGCCGGTGCCGGCTCGTGGCTGGTCGGTTCCGGCGCCGCGTTGATGAACGGTTTCAAACAGGGTATCCTCAACGCGGTCGAAAGCGTGAAAAGCGCGGTGAAGGGCGCGTTGCAGAAGGTGCGAGACTTCTTCCCGTTCTCTCCTGCTAAGGTCGGCCCGTTCTCCGGCTCCGGCTATACCAGCGTGTCCGGCGAGCATCTTATGCGCGACTTCGGAAAGGCAATCGGCGCCCAAGGCGCGTTCGTGCGCGGTCAGGTCGATGGCGTGCTTGGCTCGTTGGATTTCGACCAGATTGATGCGACCAATCTTGGCATGGTGTCGGCACCGCGACTTAAAGACTATACTGGAATGGTGTCGGCTGGAGGCCAGCGGTATGCTGGCGGCGTCCACATCGACAATGTGGTGGCAAGCCCGTTGAGCGACGTGGAACTTGTGGCCCGCCGATTCGGATACGCTTTGAACAATGAGATGATTGGAAGTGTCAGACCTTGAGCACGATAACCGTCACCGTGGGTGACATCACGCTTTACGGCGACGCCGGACACGAGTTCACATTGGTGTCCATGAGCGGTTTTGACGATTTGCCGTCAGCCAAGACCGAACAGGATTCTTGGCCTAGGACTGACGGCAACGCCATTCCCGGCACGACGTATTATGATGGGCGCACCATCACCATCAACGGATACTATGCGACCAGTACGGTCGAAGGTGCGGATGAGATGATGCGCCGTCTCCGCGGCATGGCCGGACGTTTGGTTCCCGTCACCGTGCGGAAGGGCGCTGGCATCGCATTATCGTGCGATGCGGAACTCAGGTCGATGACCGTGGACGAGTACCGGTATCGTGGGAAGGCCGGATTCCAGATTGGACTGCTCGCACCATCACCATACTTGTATGGGCCATTGCGCTCGCAGACGGTAGGCGTGCCGACAGACGGCAAAGGCATCACTGACCCGCTGACCGACCCGCTGACGGAAGGTGAGGTCGGCAATCCGGGACGTGTCACCATCACCGGAAGCGGTTTCGCACCAACGCATCTTGTCGTGAAAATCAGAGGCGGACTATCCGAAGGAGTGCGCATCCACTGCATCGAAACCGGCGAAGCAGTCGAATTTCACCGTCAAATCAACCCTGACGAGACGATGGTGTTCGACTTTGACAATGAGCGCGTGCTGTTCCAGAACCAGTCTGATTTGAGCATGTTCCTCACCGAAGAGAACTGGTTCCGTCCTTCTGGCGATGCGACGATACAGTTCACTCCATTGGGCGTGCAGTCTGGCGAGCCGACGATGACGGTCGAATGGAAGGAGGCTTGGCGGTGAAAATCTATCTCGCAGACCTGCTGACCGGGCGCCGCATCATCCCACTACCGCACACGTCCGCAGAATGGGAGATGAAACTGAACGACACCGACTCACTCACCGTCAAAGTGCCAATCTACGCTTCGACGGACGACACGCGCGTTCAATATATCGCGAACGATGCGCGACTGTTGGATTTGAGGAACACCGCGGCCATCGGCAAGACCGTCATGGTCGCGGAAGATGATGGGCTGACGGTCGGCGGAGTGCTCATGCGCCGTGACTATGACGCCGATACTGGCATCCTCACCTTGGTCGCTTCAGGCATGTGGACGTATTTCGACCATAGGACGATTCTTCCGGCGAAGGCGATGGGGAAAAGCCTCATCAAGTCGGATGGTTCGCCAGACCCCCAATACGACACGTCATACAAGAACGTCACATGGAACACGGTCGCACGCAATCTTGTCGAACAGGCGATGAGCTGGCCGCACAGCAACGTGCCGGTCGTGTTGGAGACAGCGGAGACCGGCAAGTCCGAAGCGAACTATCAGGCCGTAGACCTCGACTATGTTGGCGAGGTGCTGACGAACATCACGAACTATCAGAACGGTTGCGACATCGGATTCTTCCCAGCGCGCACGGCTGACGGATTAGGGTATGAGTGGCACATGAAGACCGGCCATCCGCTACTTGGCGGCGAAACCCACCATTTCAGCGCGTCCGCCATGCAGCCTGGCATCGCATCCCTGTCCGCAACGGATGACGGCGACAAGCTCGCCTCGCTGCAATGGTTCACATCCGGCAAATCGGACGATAAGACGCTCGTCGTGTCGGCCTACACGGACGTTCTGGAAAAGGCCGGTGCGCCGATTTGGGAGAGCGTTGATTCCAGCCATTCGACGGTCAAATTGCAGAACACGCTTCAGGCGTATGCGAACGAGGCTGCCGCCGTCTACTGGCAGCCGGTATCGTCCACTGAAGCGAAAGTGCATCGCGGATACCTGCATTCCGTGAATCAGACGCTCGCCAACTATACGGTCGGCGATTATATCAGGTTCACTACGAAGGGCGACTGGTATTATGTGGATGGCGCGCATACGCGGCGCATCACCGGAATCAAAGCCAATGAAAGCTCGAATTGGATTACGTTCACCCTTGGTGACGTGTTCGACGGCGTGAAAGTGACGGTGGAATAATGGAAATCGTAGTGCATCAAGGCGAGTCGGCGGACGGCACCCCATTGGCCGCCGATGATACGGATGCTATCGACGTGAAGAATCCGGCTCAGGCAACCAACAAGCTAGTATCCACCCTGAACGAGTATGGTCGGCGTCTGCGCGAATTGGAGAAGCCCTCCGGCTCGCAGCTGACTCAGGCGATTCAGAAAGTGTTGGACATCAGCGCGAACATTGACAATACGGTCGCCACATCCATCAACAGGAACTCATATGACCGTGCGACCATCGACCAGAAGTGCAATGCTTGGAATTGGGGAGTATTGTCTCCCGGCCGTGGTGGCACGCATACGACGAACGCATACAATAACCTGTTCACGGTCGGCCCATGGCGTGCGGTGTGGGCGTTGTCGGACGGCACGATGGGCACGTCACAGTCCAGCCGCAAAGTGAAGCAGGATTTCCTCAAGCCGGACATCACGTTGGAGCAGATGCGCGCCGTGGATTGGACGCTCTACCGTTTCATCGACGACGTGAACCGGAACGGCGACAGCGCGACAATCCATGTCGGCATGATTGCCGAAGAGTTGGATGACAACGGTTTGGGACAGTTCGTTGAGTATAATGATGACTACGAGCCTGTCGGCATCAACTATCCGATGCTGGGCGTGTGGGCGATACACGAAGCCCATCTCGCCCATGACCGTATCGACCGGCTTGAGGAACGTTTGAAAACGTTGGAAGGAAAGATTGATAATGACATTGAGGAATAGTCTGTTCGCGGTGTCCGGCAAGGCGTCGTTCTTGGATGCGCGACACGACATGAGCGGCCTGTTCATCTGCGACAAGAACACGATGCTGCCGATTGCGGGCATTCTCGACCGTTCGCAGGACAACCTCGTGACGGGTCGCGGCGCTTCCATGAGTGTGACGGTGCATCCATTCAATGCGGTGCTGAACCGTTACGGCGCGCTGCTTATCCAGAACGATGGAGACGTGAACGTGCCGTTGAATGCGGCCCCGTCCGCTAATTCGCGTATCGACGTCGTGTATGTGAAGCAGAACGAGAAGCGCTCGCCAATGTCGGATAGTTCGGACATTCCGACGTTTGGCGTGGTAAGTGGCACGGCCGCCGCCGTGCCGGTCGCGCCGGCTGTTCCGGCTGGCGCTTTGGCTTTGGCGCAGGTGCTGCTTCCGGCTGGCGTGTCGAATACTGCTGCTTCCGGCGTGGTCATCACGCAGACGTATATCGGTGCCGCGATGAAGGGTGATATGCTGCGGGTGCAGACTTCCGCCCAGCGTGACGCTCTTACCAGCGTGCCTTCCGGCACGCTGTTGCATAATGTGGCCGATAATTGCGATTATGTCAGGAAAGACGGTAAGTGGCGTGGATGGAACATGCCATGGAGAGACATCCACTTGAACAATCATGTCGCCCACATGTGGGCGAGTCGTGGCACCGCGCATATCAGCCTGACGACAGCCAATGTGAATCTGACGGGTTGGGGAAGCACCGTCACTGTAGCGCAGGTCAACAATTCCGGCTTCTACCCCGCGGTGAAAGCAGACATTTATGCTCCCACGAGGGATTCATATTACCCGACCGCGCTCAGCGTGGGTACGGACGGCAAGGTCAATGCCGCGTATGCTGGCGGTGCCACCGGAAACCGTATCGCATCCACCACACTAACTTACAATATCGGCTAAGACCATCCACCCCATGCACTACCATACTCCGGTCACGCCGGAGTAATGGTGGTGCATGTTTTGCCCCACGCTGGAAGTTAATCGCAATTATCAGCTAGAATAGTGCCATATGAGTACTGACATCATCGTCGCCTTAGTGACCGGACTATGCGCCATCGTGGTCGCGGCGGTCACTTGGGCGCAAAACAGACGCGGCGACCTGAGCGAAGCCTACCGGCGGCTTTCGGAAGCCCAATTGAACATGCAGCGGGAAATCGACCGGCAGGACGAGAAGCTTGCCGAGTTCATTCAGGAACGCGACCAGCTCCGCTATCTGGATGATTTGAAAACCTCCTACATTCGGGCGATCGGCCATTGGCTTGCCGAACTCTGCAACGTTCTCGACCCGGAGTTTCTGGAACAGTATCCGAAGCCGAGACTTCCAGACGAGCTGCGGAGTACAATAGAACCGTTGGCAGACGCCAACAGTAAGGAGCAGTGAATGTTGTTCACTAGGGATTTTTGGGTTGACACGTTTGAGCGTGCAATCCGCACCGCATGCCAGGCGGCATTGTCGGCTGGCGTGGTCGGCGGCGTCGGCCTGTTTCAGGTCGATTGGCTGAACGTGGCTGGTATCGCACTTGTCGCAGCCGTCGCATCCGTATTGACGTGCGTTGCATCTTCAGGCAAGACTGATGCCATCAGTCCGGCTTCGCTCGCCACCCCATCAAAGAGTCTGGTGACGGGCAAGCATATTGCAAGCAATGAAACGGAGGTTTCTGAATGAGGTTTGTAGACATCAGCAATTGGAAAGCTGACGTTGACGTTTCCAAGATTGACGCCGATGGCGTTGTAGTGCAGTGCACTTGGGGTGCCGGAGAGTTGACGACCGATAATGGTATTGTCGGATCCGTGTGGACTGGCGCTGACGCGAAGATTCAGGCCGCGGCCAAGCGTGGCCTTGCAGTCGGATATATGCATTACATTCGTGGCGTGAACGCTTCCGAGGAGGCGTATTTCTTCGCCAAGAGCACCGAAGGCTATCTGAAGAAGTTCGTGCCGTGCGTTGACTGGGAGCAGGCCGACAATGCCGCTTGGGGCGACCGCGCATATCTGGACGAGTTTCTATACCAGTATATTCGTCTGACCGGCGTGAAACCGCTCGTGTACGCGCAGCGTTCCGAAATCCCGTTCATCAAGGACATTTGCGCCAAGCATGATTGTGGCATTTGGGAGGCGTGTTACGCTTCCATGGATGCGGTCGGCTGGCAGGATGCCGATTCGATTTGGTCGTATGTGGCGTATCCGATGCGCCAGTACACGTCCAACGGTCATATCGGCGGCTATGCCGGTTCGCTTGATTTGGATTATTTCGCTGGCGATAAGGCCGCTTGGGACAAGTATGCTGGCGTTGGCGTGAACACTCCGGTGAATCCGGCTCCGGTGGTTTCCCCAGCTCCGACTGTGGTTGCTACCACGTATGAGGTTGCGGTGGACGCTTTGAACGTGCGTACCGAACCGTCTCTGAAGGGGCAGGTTGTCGCCAATTACGGTCGCGGCGAGAAGGTCGTGCTGGACGGTTGGGGTGCTTATGCTGACGGCTTCCTGTGGGGTCGTTATATCGGCGCTTCTTCGGGCCAGCCGAGGTATGTCGCCATCGGCACTGATTCCGGCAGCGACTGGTATTTGACAATGTGTCGTTGACCGTGATACAATGAGGGCTGTTGGAAGTTTTTCCAGCAGCCCTCCTTTGGTTTCTTCCCAGCCTCCGCACGGTTCATGCGGAGGCTTTTTTAGTCATACAACCATATGCAAGCCACTATCGCTAGGGCAGCTATAGCCGCATATGCGATGAAGATGCGGTCGCTCCATGCGTCGCAAACCAACATTATGGCCGCGACGAGTCCAAGCAGGATGGTGGTGCAGATGATGAGTTTCAGGATTTCCATATCAAAGCTTCCCGCCTTTCTCGTTCAACCACGACCGCACAACCTCCAACATTTCGTACAATATCCGTTGAGCAGGTACATTTCTTTCGTGGTGAGTTTTTTTAGGCAATGCTTGCATAGCGTCGGGGTCGGTGGGCTAGTCTTCTAATAACACTCGTCGGGATACTCCAATCCTTCCTGTCCGTCTTCGTCCGTCAATGCCAAATCGATTTCCTGCTTGCAGGTTTCGCACAGCATTTCCGGATACCATTCCTCTAACGTCATATCTCGACCACAGTCAAGGCATTGTAATTTCATATCACACCTCCACCGCGGGCTGCGGGGCCTTCTGATGCTGATAGTGGCCGACCATGCCGTAGGGTTTCACCGCAGCATTGTTCAAGTATTCGAATGATACCTGTCCGATTCGCATGCCGGGCTTTAGCATGATGGGGAAACTGTTCTCGTTCTTCAGTTCGACGGTGATGGTGCCGATGAATCCGGCGTCGATGAATCCTGCGGTCACGTGCGTGCAGAGTCCGAGTCGGCCAAGACTGCTTTTCCCGTCGAACCGTGCCATCATATTGTCCGGGAGACTGATTTTCTCAACGGTGGCGCCTAGGACGAACTGTCCGGGCTGTAGCATGTAGTGTCCGTCGATTCTGACGGTTTCGATGTGGACGCCGTGTAATGTGTGGTCGCCGCCGTCCGCGTAACCGTCTTTTGTGTCCATGGTGTAGATGGCTATGGTGTCCTGCAAGGTCACGTCATACGAGTTGGGGTTCAACTGTTTTTCCGTGTATGGCAGGATGAGGTCTTGATGGTCCACGCACTGTTCTATGGTGATGTCGTTCAACATTTTTTCTCTTTACTTGTCGCAAAGGCGCTGCAACAGTTCCTCGTCGCTTATCGGTTTGATTTCATACAGGTACATTGCGCATGCGGATGGGTTTTCCATCTTCGCTTCTGCTGGGAACCGTTCTTTGAGTTCCTGCACTGTCATGTCGGTCAGCTTGGCGAACATGCTCCATGTCCAAGGGCTGGCCTCATAGTCGCCGAACGGGATTTCCGAGATGACGATGGCGTTGCCGACGTGTACTCCGGTGGGGGTGTCGGAGAATACGAAGGCCACAGTCTCGTATGGCGATTGGGTTTCGCGGAGGATGAAGCTTGTCTCCTCGGATTCTATCTTCCGCCACTCCTCGCGGCCTACTGTTAGTCGCGTCACATTGCGGTTGTCGCTAGTCATTGTTCTTCCTTTCCTGCATGAACGCCAATGCTATTACAAGGTAGGCGATGGCGTCCAAATACGAGTCTTCCTTGTTGTGGTCGTATTTGATGCGTTCGATTTTCAGTTCGGCCATCATGATGGCGACATTCACTTCCGCATCGTCGCAGTCGAACCATCGTTTGGAAATGTTCTGGAACATGATGCGCGGATTGCCGTATTCTTCGGCCTTCTTCCCGTTGAGCATGTCATTCACACGGGCGAGGTTGTCGGCGATGCGCGTGTAGATGCTTGGCTCAATGTTTTCGAGCGCGTTTCCCACGGTCGGCGGCTCCGGTGGGTCGAGGATTATGTCGCTCAGGGTTTTCGCCGCTTTGGTGGGAATCGCCTTGTTCACGTCTTCCATCACCTCATCCCAATTGTTTTTCCTTGATGATGTCATCGAGTGTTTTCCTTCCTTCTATCACGTCCATGACCTTGCGGTTCCATGGCGTGTCCGGTACGAGTATGCGTTGCCGTTCCTGATAGGGGCTGCCGCGTCGTACCAGTCTCCTGTTGGCTTGCTCCCAGTCGGCGTATGTCCATGGCAGGTCGAGCCATATCTGGTCTTTCATGAGATGCTGTAGGCCGTCAACGCCGGTGCCCATGGATTGCGGGTTGGCGACTATGAGCCGGTATTTCTCCCGTTCTTGGTCGGTCATGGCGAGGAATGTCTTCGCATCGGTGCATGGCGTCCAAGTACGGTAGATTTCGTCTCGTACCGCTTTGAACCGCGTCCATACGAGCAGTGGTGTATGGTCTTCGCGTCTCTTGGCTTCATCGTATACCGTTTTGATTTTGGACACGCCGAACCAGTAGGATTCTCCACGGTCTTCGGTCTTGTAGGCAAAGCCATCGTCGAGTTGGGCGAGTTTGACGGCGGCGGCGCTCGCGCTTGCCGCGTACACGTCTTCGGCCAATTGGTGGGTGTTCGTCCACTGTTCGAACGCCATGTCCTCCTGTTCGGTTTTCGGCGATGGGAGCCATTCGACTTGCGGCAGGGGGTTGCCGCCGCGTCGGATGTCCAATACGAGCTTTTGCAGTTGTCGGCACGCTTCCTCTACCATGGGCTTGGAATACGTGTATTTGACCACTGTGCGCCCTTGCACGCTCATCGTGTATGGTTTACCGTATCGCATCCTGAAAGCCCCTAGAGTGCGCCAAGAATCGCCTAATAGGGCCATCCTGTCCTTGGCGTGCGGATACATGACCACGGTCTGCCCGTACAGGTCTTCCAAATCCTTCGGAGCGGGCGTGCCGGTCAGCATCAGCACGTCCTTGGCAAGGTCGCTGATGCCCTTCACGACTTTGGAACGTCCGCTTCTAGGATTCTTCACCATATGGCTCTCATCCACGATGAGGCTGAAACCGTCCGGCACTTCGCCCAGCTTTGCGGCCATGTTGTAGGACACCACGAGGAAACGATAGTCTTCCGGCCATCCAACCTTCCGGTAGTCTTCGATGGTCAACGCCTTGCCGTGCGACCATTGGCCGATTTGCGGCAACCACGCGGTCTTCACGACGCTTGCCGGACAGATGACGAGAATATGCTCCGCATCGTCCAGCAAGTCCATGCTGCGTTTCGTCTTGCCCGTTCCGGCCTCATCGAAAATGAAAGCCCTCATGATTCCTCCTTGTGTGCCGCCTCCCATGCGGCTATGCGCTCGCGTCCTTCAGGCGTTTTACGCCATCTGCGCCAAGTCTGATAGCACACACCATGCTCGGCCTTGAATTTCTCCTGCCATTTGCGGCATGCGTCCCGGCTTTCCTCACGATGCTGTTTACGGTATCGCACCCAATAGTCGAGCATTTTCTCGTGGTTCTCGTTCATCCACTTCTTTTTCAGCTTCCGCTTGTGCTCCGCCTTTTCGGGTGTCATGTCGGCGTAGCGGGTGACGGTCTTCTTTTTTCTGGCGGGCGGCATTGGCTTGGGCTGGCGCATCTTCTCGATGTCAGCCCAAGCGTCGCCGTCAAGCCATTCGGATACGCTATTTTTCATCATGTCCACCGGAATGGTTGATGAGGTCGATGATGCCTTTGACCACACCGAAAAGGATAAGGATGGCCGCCGTGGTTCCGAGTATGGACAGGACGATGGCGAGCACGTACAGGCAGTTCATCATCAGCTCATGCATTTTCTCTTCTCCTTCACCACGCTGAGACGGGTGGTCGTCGATGTTTTTTTGAATGGGTCCAGGTCGGCCGGATGCTGGCTGAAATACGCTTTGTAGTCGGTGGTGGTGCGCGTGGTTTCCGCCAGTCTTGCGACATGCCCATTGCAGTATACTCGTTCGCCGGGGTGTTCGCCCAGCCATGTGGTGAGTTTTTCCTTCAGCATGTCGTACCGGTCTTTCGCTTCCAACAGTTCGGCCAACAGCTGCCATCCGTCATCGTCCACGTCCGTGGGCTGTTTCGCACGCTCGTATTCCGTCGCATACCGTTCCAACGCGCCAACATCCATCACGTCTGGGACGATTGCGATGTCAAGCGTCTCCTTGATTCGTTCGGTGATATAGTCGGCGTCCAAAGTCTCCCAAGACGGGGGGCGTTGCGCGTAGATGATTTCCGCATGCTCAGTGTCCATCATGCGGGCTTCTATCTGCGCTTGGGCCGAATATTGGTTGTGCTGTTCTGTGGTGAGGAACGTGTAGGATGGTTTGCTCCCAGTCTTCACTTCGACGGTGTGCAGGATTCCCTCATGGTCACGGTATGCGGCGTCAAGGGAGACGTGCAGGCGCCCGTCCGTGTAGAAACTGTTGTCATACCATGCGAGCTGTCCATTCTCCAAACGGTCTACCGGAGTGTTCTTGGCGACGATGGTGAGCTGTAGGTGTTCCGCGTAAAGTTTGACGAGCATTGGCTCCCAAATGCTGCCGAACCGCAATGCCGACTGTACGGCCGGAATGTCCGGCGGTGGGGATGGTAGTTGTCCGGTGGCGATGAAATGCGCGAGACTGGACGCGCCTATCGTTTCCTCACGGGCTTTGAGCCATGTTTCACGGTCTTTGAATACCTTGTATGTCAGAGTGTGTTCGTCCATCTCATTTTCCCTTCCGAATCGACGATGAGGATGCGGTGGTACATGTTCGTCAGGTCAACCCAGTTTTTGTAGGGCAGCAGGGTGTCCACGGCTTTCATGCCGTATAGGAGCATGACGTTCGCATTATGTTCGGCGAGCGCTTTGAGTTCGCGGCATTGGTCTGGGCTTGGCCTTCCTACCGTGCGTTTCAGTTCGATGAACCACACGTTGCCGAACGTGTCAACGGCGGTCACGTCGGGGAATCCGTTGCGTGAGCGTCCTTCGGTTTTCTGCACGTACCATCCTTGCTGTTCCAAGATTCTGATGAGACGGTTCTGGATGGCCGACTCCAATGGTTCCGGTCTGTGGTTATTCAGTTTCGGCATCGGTGTCCTCCCTGACTTTGACCGCGCTGACCCATACCGCGTATGTTCCGTCCGGCTTGCGTCGTGTGGCCGTAGCGTAGTCGACGTTTGGGTCCGTCCATGCGGTGATATGTTTGCGGATATGGTGGGCGGTGGAGTTCGCGGTGGTACGTTTCTTGTATGAGCGGTATTCGGCCCATTTGCCTAGATTGAGTTTGAGCATCGCATTGAACACGGTGTCTACCCGACTGTTGGAGGGTGGGGTGGTTAGGAATTTCGTCATTTGTTTTCCTTCGGTTTGAAATATGCGGGCATGATTGATTTCGGCAGGATTCTGCCTTCACGCTCCAACCGTTTCGCATGTGGGAACAGCCAGCCGCGGGACACTCCAAGCGCTTTCGCGGCTTGGCTGATGTTCATGCACGTTGTGAGCGCGTCAATCAGCGTGTCGTCACTGTAGTGGATTGGCGCGTTCATTGGTGGTTAGAATTCCGGTTCCCCGGCGTCCTCGTCCTCGATGGTTGGCTGCGTGTATGCGCCGAACTTGTGGGGGGCGGGGGTGTTGTTCTTTTCGACTCGCAGCAGCTGCACGCCGGTCAGGAAGTATATGAGGCGTCCGTCCTTCGCGGTTCCGATTTTGAATGCGACGTTGGCGAGCGTGCCGTCACCTGGTTCTTCGGTCAGTTCGACGTCGTTGGCGTTTTGGTCAACGATGCTTGGCTTCCACTTGGAGGACAGGTTGACGAGCCACTTGCCGCGCTGCGGCTGGGTTCCATCCTTGAGGGTGATTAAATCACCGTCTTTGTAGCGCAGGTTGTCGCCGTTGGCGCGCACGCCCAACTGTTTGGCGGACGCGACGAGTTCCTTATGCACGTCGCCGTTCTTCGGGAACGCGAGCTGCAGTTGGTAGTTCGGTTCGATTCCGCGTTGTTTCGCCGCGTCGGACTGATACTTGTCCTTGATGTGAACGAATCGGATTTCGCCTACAGCTTCGATTTCGGGCATTTCGTTTGCCATTGTTTTTCCTTTCGGTTTTTAGTTGAATTCTTCCGTGAGGGCGGGGCGGGGGAGGGGGGTGGTTGTTTTTCCGTCGTCGTCCATCACTGTTGTGAGTCCAAGCAGGTGGATCAGCCCGTAGCGCCTGTAGTAGGTTTCGAAGCTGCCCACTTGTTGGGCCGCGGCCGCCGGATACGTGTAGCTGCTGCTGACCGCCTCGCCATGCTTCACCATGTCCATGAGGTTTTCGCACTCATGCGCGGACTCGTAGACGGCTATGGTTAGCGTGTTGTATACGGTTGGCATGTCGCTGTCCGCGCCGACTATCTCGCTCGAGCATACGGCCGTCCAGCCTAGGCTGTGTTCGGCCATGCTGTTCTTGACGAGCCGCCAGATGTCGTTCAGCGTGGCGTACTTGTATCCGTATCCTTCGGTGGTGCGTTTCACGGCTTCTACCGACTGTTGTACTTCTGCGATTCTGCTGAGCACGTCGTGTCGTTTATCGTTCGCCATTGTTCCTCCTTTTTTCGAGTTCGTTTTCGATTAGCGTTTCGTTTATGGCGAGCCGGTATGCGCGTTCCACTATGTCATCGTAGTCGCGCTGGGTGTGGGGGGTGTGTTCATGGATTGCGAGTTTGGCTATGACGGCTAGGTTTTCGTCCGTAGGGTTCGACTTGTACGCGTCTATGCGGTTCTGCCATACGTCGTGTCGTCCTTGCAGCCATGCTTCAAGCGCACACTGATAGTCTTTGGCTGTGTATGGGGCCGCGGTATCAAACACGATTATGTCGCTCACCACGTCGATTCCCGCGTTGAGCGCCCTATCGGATAGACATGTCAAGTATGTTTCGACTCTATCGGGAAAGTATTCCGACGGTTTCATTGTTTTACCTCATTTCTTTGGTTTCATTGTTTATTATATCAGGGCGTGTCTCACGACACGCCCGAAAAATTCATCAGACGCGCCAATACATGTTGGAAACCCATACGCCATGCGAGTATTCAATCGGCTCGCCCTCAAGCCATTTCAAACAGCCATGGGGGGTGATAAGCGCCACGGGTCCCTGACCTTTGAACACGGTGTTATCGTATCCGCTATCAATCCACGCGTCAACCATGTTGCGGGAGTCCGACGCGTATGGCCCAACCGTGTAGTCGTGTGCGATGCCGTTATGCGCGACATAACCCCTATCCGTGTGGAACGGATGGCAGTTGCGCGGTTCCACCGCGCCATGCGTGGCGAAACGGAAATGCATCAGGCACGGGGCGCGCTTGAGACTATCCCAATGACTGTAAACGAAGCCAACCACTTTCAGCGGGTCAACGTTTTTGAACACCCTCAACCGTTCGCCATCCCACCAGCTGACACCACCCCCATCCGGGTTCGCCTCACTCATGGCTAGGATGTCTTCAGGTTCCGGCATTGCGCCGGGTACTGCTGTCACAATGACACACATTGTTTCCTCTTTCCTTAATGGGGGGGGCGTTCCGGCCCTGATATTTTCAGTCGTTGGCGCGTGTGGCGGTAAGACGCTTGCGGATATGCGCGTAGCGTGCGTTCAGTTCGGGACGTCCGGCACGCTTATACAGGCGCAACGCGGTACGCTCCAACGGTTCCGCGGCCGGTTTGCCATGGGACGCGCGTGCGACACGGCTGCGAACGATGTTCTTGACCGCCCGCGCTGCCGTCTCGCCATGACGGTTCACATATTCGCGGCCATTCCAAATAGTCTCGTCACCGTACGCATGGTATAGACGGAAATGGTCGAGACTGATGGGTTCGACACCCGCGACAGCCATGACGGTAGCCATCCGCGCGTAGTGGTGCAATGGGCGCAGGTTGCGCGACGGGAGCGCGTAGCAGAGTTCCGGGGTCGACAAACGTTCCTCTACGAGCTTGCGGCCACGCTCGTGGCGCTTCTCATGCCTACGGTATTCAAGCGTGGCGGGAAGCGTGTCGCCATGACTGTGACGCGCGGCGCGTGAAGCCCCAACGTTGGCGTTGACGTTACGACGGATTTCTGCCGCTCGCTTCTGACGCTCCCGCTCTTCTTCGGCTTTCCGTGCGGCCTTGACGCTACGTGCGGCGGCGAGTCGTTCGTCAAGCGTGCGACGGGGCGTGTCGGTCACGTTGTCGGCCATGCACGACGCATAGCGTCCGATGAAACTCGCCGATACCGTGCCGCGGGGGTGCCTTTCGAAAAACCGCCACATGGCGCGTGTCCACTTGACCGCCGGTATGAGCCTGTCGGCGGTGCCCTCATACCAACAGTCGAACGTGCGCAGTTCGATAGTGTCCGCGTGCTCGTCGTTGACGGCCGTGTGCTTGCCGGTGTACACGCCATGAGTGAGCGAGCACCAATAGTCGTCATCGAGGTGGCGCATGTTGAGCAGTCGGCATTGGGCCGCGTCCAGCCCGCGCAACGCCCAATACCAACGGCTTGCGCTTTGGTTGTCCGTACGCGCCACGTGGATATGACCCCCCGCGTTCCCGCCCCGCTCTGGAATGTCCTCTACGATCCGTCGCAAGGCGGGCAGTTTGGACATGTCGAGGATATTGGACTGTAATTCCATCCCGTTCCGCTCTAGCGACGCGTCATTGTTCCAACCGGCGATAACGTCGGAGTTCGCCACGTCTTCCACGAAGTCGTCGGATAGTTCGGATTCAAGTTCGATCTCGACGCCGAAAGTGAATTGGTTCCCGTTCCTGGACGCGTACGGGTAGACGTAAGAGGGTTCCTTGGTGTCCGTGAACGTTTTCCGATGCCGCGGGCAATAGTGGCCGTCGTGCGTCGTGCTTTCCCCGCAGTGGTCGCATAGTACCGCGTCGCATTCGTGGACGTCGCAAGAATGGTACTTGCCGTTATCCGTGTCGATCGGCGTGCCGCATTGCGCGCACCATTCCTTCTCGTCGTCGAAGTCGGCCGCGCTGTCGACGATGCGCATTCCGCCGTCACGGAAGCGCACGTAGAACTCGTCGCCCATCGCCACGCATCGCGTGTCGCTTTCGGGCCACTTGTTGCGATACGTTTTGAAGAGGCGTTGCGCTTTGCCGTCCTGTTCGGACCATTCCGCGAACGGTTCGTCACCCATGATTGCGATTCGGTCGGCCATTGTAGACATTGCTCCTTGATGGTGTGGCTTCGTGCCCTTGCGGGACTCGAACCCGCATGTGTGCCGCTAGGGCTGGATAGTCGGACGGTCGACTATCCGTGGTGTTTCCGCGTCCGTCGTGATGTCTGCTTTTCCGTTGTTGCCTCCTTGGTTGATGCCTTTAATATGTCACGACGTTGTCAATGTCGGTGTGTCGCGTCACAGTTCCTTGATGGTGTACACCTTGCGCCATGCCGATTCGGCGCCGTCGATCGGGTTGCCGTCCTTGATGGCCTTGCGTAGCCACTGCAACGTGATGCCCTTGAAAACGTCGTCGGTCTGCGCGAGGAATTCCTTGACGTGCCGCAGTGTGGTGACGCTCAGGTGTTTCATGTCGACCTCGACGCGGAAAACCTCTTGTGCGGTGTCCCATGCGCTGATCGGCGTGACCTTGGCGACCACTGTGCCGTACGACTTGAGCACGTACTGCATGCCGTTTTCGGTGTCGTAGCGTTCGACGGACGCCTTGCCATGGAACGACTTGCGTCCATCGTTCAGCGGTTGCAGTTCGAACATTCCAAGATAGTCACTCATTGTAATCACTCCTTTGGTTGATGGTTTTACTATATCACGTTTGGTGTCGGTTGTCGAGTGTGGCGTGTCGTTCAGGCGGTGGCCGCCCAACTGCCCTCAAGGTCGGCGTAACCCTGGGGGTCGTCGGTCTCGGCCATCGGCGTGAGCTCCCCGTCGTGGTAGGCGTAGACCTCGCCGGCCGTGGTGACGAACACCCCCTCGCCGTCCTTGATGTACCCTTTGCCGTTCAGTGCCTTGTGCATTTGCTCCTCCTTTGTTGATACTTATAATATACCGGATGTGACGTCATGCGTCAAGTCGGCGTGTCGTGAGAACGGTTCCCGATACCGGAGGACGCGAACGGATGAATCCGGTCAATGAACGAACCCGGTCAACGAACGCCCAATGAGAACCACTATCACGACACACAGTGTCAAACGCGTGTACGACAAGAGCAACAACCACACAAGAGACGGAGGACAAACGCACACCATCGCGGCGACCACAAGCCACAGGCGCGAGACACCCACCGCACGCACCACCCCGGACCGGAGACCGCG